TGGTCAGCCTGTTCATATTCCAACAGAATCAGATTTTAATATTATAGTGAAATTCGATACCTAATGAAACCGTGGACTTATAAGGAAGTTGAGATGACTTCTGTAGATCAATTTCCTGAAGGAACTATTGGATTTGTGTATAAGATAACTAATATTCATAATGGGAAATTTTACATCGGAAAAAAGAATTTATATTCAACCAGGACAAAGGCTCTGACAAAAAAAGAGCTTGCTTTAATTACCGATAAGAGAAAGTCTAAGAAAAAAACTGTGGTCAAAGAATCAGATTGGCAAACATATTTCGGCAGTAATGCAGAATTAAAAAAAGATATACAAAAACATGGCAGCGACTGTATGGTTAGACAGGTACTCGATATTTGTAGTAATAAAAAGAATCTAACTTATTGCGAAATTAAACATCAGATCCTTTATGGAGTTTTGGAAAGTGATAACTCCTATAATGATAATATTCAAGGCCGCTTTTTTAAAAAAGACATATGAACCTGAAATTAAACTCTAATGGATTGCTGAACAAGAATGGTCATAATATTATATATCAAGATAAAAAAGAGATTGCACAAATGGGAGTAAATGGTATCGATCATGGCACCATGTATATGAACGACTTCATGAGTCTATACGAAGTTCATGGATATGGTAAAATGACTGTAAAATGGTTGTTTTCTGCTCTCCCAAAGATAAATGTCATCGAACTTAAATGTAAAGACGGTGTTTTATCCTTCTGGACCAATTGTGGAGGGGTTGTCACAAATAAGGATAAATACTACAATACTGTGACAATTTCACGAAAAAACTTGGAAAATTCACTCTAATAGAGTATTTTTGCAAGGAAATGGAGCTAATATCTTTACTCGAATCCGTCCTGGGCTCATCCGAAAGAAAAAACCGAGGAAATTACAGGTTTAAATGCCCTCTTCCAGGCTGCAGTTCTGTACAAAAAAAGCTGGAAATTCAAATAGATGAGAGCTTTCCTAAATTTAATCAGTGGAAATGTTGGGTTTGCCTCCAGGGAGGAGGCTCAATTCGTTCTTTATTTAAGAAAATCCATGTAGAAAAAGAGAAAATTCAGGTATTAGATTCCATCATTAAGCCTAATAAATCATGGGACAGAGAAAATGAGATCCTTTATTCTACACTTGAACTCCCAAAAGAGTTCAAATCTTTCAATAATTTAAAAACTTTTGATATTATAGGTCGTCAGGCAAAAGCTTATCTTCATAAAAGAGGTTTTAGTGATGATGATATTTTAAAATATTCGCTCGGATATTGTGAAGAAGGCCGGTATCACCACAGAATTATCTTCCCATCATTTGATTCTGGTGGTCTTTTGAATTATTATACAGGAAGAAGTTTCATTGACGATGAAAAATTTAGATATCTTAATCCAGAATATCCAAGAAAAGATATAGTACCATTCGAACTTTATATAAACTGGAATGCTCCAATCATTTTATGTGAAGGATTCTTCGATGCAAAGGCCATTGCAAGAAATGCAGTTCCACTCATTGAAAAGGGAATTACCGAGGGAATTATGAAGAAATTAATGCTTTCTTCGACTAAAAAAATCTATATAGCCCTGGATAAAGATGGAATAAAAGAGGCATTAGATTATGCAGAAATGTTAATCGACAATGGAAAGAAAGTATATTTGGTAGAACTCGAAGATAAAGACCCTGATAAAATGGGTTTTGAAGCTTTTACCCGGATGGTTCATAGTGCAAAGTCAATGTCCAGAGAACAATTTATATCAAGAAAATTAAGATACAAGTTATATGAATAATGGTAAGTTTTTAATTAAGTTAGATGATGCCAAATACGATAAAAGTCTGCAGATATCTAAAAATGGAGTACAGCAAGCTGCAGATGCTTTATACAATAAAGTACTGGAAGGAGAGACTTCAGCCGTGCAGGTAGCTGAAATGATCAATTTTGTGACCCAGGTAGCAACAGAAGTGAAGAAAAAGACTGATGATATGGGTAAAAATGCCTTCGTAGACCTCGTAAGAGACCAAATTAAGGCAAATTCTAATGGAGATGGAACTTATGTCACAAAATATGGAACTAAGCTAGAATTGGCTGAAACAGCCGTTAGCTACGCCTTTGATGCATGTAAGGATCCATTATGGGATTTTTACGATCAGGAGATCAAAAAAATGGACAAATTGAAGAAGAATAGAGAGAAATTTCTTAAAACCATTACCAAAGAATACCCCGCAGGTAATATTCTAATACCTGAGACCGGTGAACTCCATGAAAATGTTACTCTATATCCACCGATAAAGACTTCTACTTCATCGTTTAAGCAAACACTCTCCACAGAGTAACTTTGATATTTATATATACCCGAATCAAAGGGTATATATGTATAGCGAAAATAATTCCTTCCACTGTTATTATCCGATATTTTGGCTACCGCCAACAATATTCCATTACAACACTGCTCAGATACTTTCTAATAGAGGAGATATATCTTCTATTATAATTGTCATTCCTAATATTAAATATGATTATCTAAATCAGGAACAGGCGGCACAATTATTTCAATGTTATCTGAATGGTTCTCCATTGGCTGATGTCAGTATTGAAAAAAGTTCTCAGAAAAATGCATTGAAATACATAAAAGAATTATATAAAGGCGATCCAAACATGCAAGCCTTTGTCGCACTGGATGAAAAAACAGCCAGATCCAGTGAATTTAACAGGGCTTTTGCTCCAAATGAACACCTGGAAATTCAAATAGTCCCTTCATCTTTCGAGAAATCTTCTCAAAAAATGAGAGATGCTATTGAAGAAGGAGACCAACAGAGCTTTAATAGATACCTACCAGCCCATTTACCCGATACACAGAAGAAAGAATGTTGGAATATTGTCCATTCTGAGATACAAGAACAGATTGTGACAAGAAAATATTGGGATAAACTGTTCGAATCAATCTTTACTCTTAAATAAAATCATGGAATATTCACATTTACAAAGAGATTTTAAGGAAAAAGATGTTCAACGTCTTCGTAATCTCATTACTGAGAAATATGGAGAGAAGACGGTGACCCAGGTAGGAGCACAAAAAGTTGAAATTGATCATAGAGAAGGTGATATATGGGAAGAATCAGGTAAAACCTGGACGATAAAAAATGGTCTTAAACAAACCTATACAAAACTGGATGATTTAAAGAAGACTCTTCGTATGCCACTGGCTTGCCCACATTGTAAAAAGGCTATGAAACACTATTTAGATGAAAAATTTTACAACATGCATAGTAAATGTTTTGGTTGTGTCGTAGAAATGGAAACACTCATGCGTCATAACGGAACTTATAACCAGTATGCTGAAGAAATTGTGGCAAATAACATGATATCGTTCATCGATGAAGCAGCAGAATTTATCAATGATTATGCGGTTCATTCCGATGATCATTTTTATAGTGAAAATGGAGAAAAAGAAATCTTTATAGGGGGTGGATTGAAGAGTGATAAGGTAGAAATATGGAAAAAAGAATTAGCAGAATTAAAAAGTAAGTTATCTGAACATAAAAAGACAAAAACAATCGAAGAATAATATAAAAGATGATCCATTTAGACTTTACTCTACAGCAAGTTTGGAATTATGCATCGCCTGCTTTGGGAGCAGTAGCCGGGAAGATAACTGATAACGTGATTAAGAAAATCAAAGAGAGAAAAGAACAGAAAAAAGCAGATCCTGTGGCAGATGCAATTAAGCATAATGTTCGTATAGATTATAAACTTGATTCTTTGATCAATGATTATGGGTGTGACCGGATAACGATCATGCAATTTCATAATGGGGGGAATTTTTATCCATCTGGGCAATCAATAACTAAGTTCTCTGTGATGTATGAAAGTACAAAATCTGGGATTCAAACCGTGAGAGAAAAATATCAGAATATACCGGTAAGTATCTTTAGTAAAAGTATTAATCATGTGGTAGATAATGATCTGATGACAATTCCAGATATTAAAAGTCTGACTCTGGAAGAAGCTGATAGGCTTGGTATATCAAAAGGGCTTGATGACAAGAGTCTTTATCTATTTGCGATAAAAAGTATCGATGGGAAATTGATAGGTCTTATAACTTTTAGTTATGTAAAGAAAAGAAAATACCTGGATGAAGATAAAATAAAAGAATTACAACTTATAGCCGCATCATTTGGATCTGAACTCAATTTTAAAAAGTGCTGAAATTAACTACCATACTACGAGAAGTTATTACCGAAGCAAATCTTGGTAAAGATGTGAATAAAGAAAAACAAGCTGAGAATTATATAAATCAGATTAAATCTTTCATCGCGGAATATACTTCTGATAACAAACGTATTCATGTTATAGAACAAGGAGGATATATTATAATACAAACATTTTTTCCAGGAATAGATATCTGGATTACTAATATTTCTAGTCATGGAGAGACTGCAAATTTCAAAAAGGGATTAAATGGGCATGATTCATTAATTAAAATATATAATGCACAAATAGAAACAAAACCTAAGATGTCTGCAAAATTTGATGAGAATTCTTTAAGACATGAATTAGTACATTATTTTGATTACAAAAATATAAAAGATCCTCAGACATTATCAAAAAAAGTTCAAGGAAATTTTAAAGATGATGATGGAAATTTGAAAAATCAAGATTCTGCAAATAACAAATATTTAAATCATGGTACAGAATTAAATGCTCACTTCTTTGAACTATTCATGCCCCAGGTTATGAAGTATGTAGAGAAACAAGGAGAGCTACCACCGAATGTAAATGATTTTGTCAGAGATGTAATTAGAGATGGTGAAACCAAAAGAGTATTTAATCAGTTAAATCCGGTTAATAAGCAAAAAGTGATGAAAAGACTTGGAACTTATTATGATACTCTAAAAAATGGAGTATTGGATCCAGGCGGTCAGGTTGATGATAAAAGATTGAAAGATGCTACATCATCATGGATGTCAAATATTAAAAAAATATTCGGATTCAAATGATATTATTAACAATTATCCAATTATTCTTCGTTGTTTATAATGTTATAACAGCTAAAATTAATTCAGATATTGAATTAAATGATCTGAAAAATAATAAAACCGGGGGAATTAATCACGATTTGTGGGGAGGGATATTTATAGGGTTAGTTGCAGCAGCAGCAGGACTCATTCAAATATTTTTTCAAACGCATTGTAATTACTTTTTATTAGTAGCACTTTTACTAGAAAGAAAATTTGTATTTGATATTTTTTATAACATATTTCAACAAAGAGATATATTTTATGCACATAAAAACGAAACAAGTATCATTGATAATATTTACAATAAGATTTTCAATTATAATGTAAAATTATATCAATTTATAAATATAGTATTAGCAATGGTCTTACAATTTTTTATATACAAATAATGAAAATAATAAACATAGTTAAGTTAATGCTTAAAGAAGCAGAAGATCCGGAAGATGTTCCATCTAATGTGAAAGTAATGATGGACAGATTTAAAATTCTTAAGCCTGTGATAGATGATTTACTTGGAACAGATGATACAGACATTGAAAATATTGTAAGTAATATAGAAGTTGTGGTATTTAAACCGACAACTTTCAAAGTAGTTTTCAAAAATGGAAATGAAATGCTTTTAAAATATTCTCCGGCACCTACCGGGATAAATGGAATAAGCAAATCTAATTTTAAACCCAAGGATTTCTTTCAATGCCAGATATCCGGGAAAAAATTTAATCTTATAAACAGATCTCAATTTCAACAAGCTCTGGATTATATAGGACAATTGTTAAAGAATGCACCGATTACTAAAAAGAATGATGATATGGGAGGCGAAACACCCGAAGAACAGGGAAATGGTCAACCAAACCAACAACAACAGCAACAAGGGAATGAAGAAGAACCGCAGTGAAATATTAAAAGAAAATAGCACGGAGAAAAAAGCTGAAGTTGGCGGGTGTGATATTATGCCATATCTGCTATCTCTATGTAAGTTTATGAATGAGAATGGGTGTAAGCTCGAACCTTACCCGCATATATCATTATCTGAGCAAGATACTTATAAGAGTGATCCTCTTGGAAAAACTGCTTGGTATAATCCTGATACAAAAAGTATCACATTAATAGCCGCAGGAAGGCATCCTAAAGATGTTTTAAGATCTGCGGCACATGAACTTGTTCATCACTCTCAGAATCTTGCTGGAAAAATGAAAGATGAAGATAGAGATAAATTAACTGATCCTGCATATGCTCAAAAAAATAAGAATTTAATGAAACTTGAGGCCGATGCTTATTTGCGTGGTAATATGCTCATGAGAAAATGGGAGGACGGGTATAAGTAATTATGGCATATTTATATAGACATATCAGGTTAGATAAAAATGAAGTTTTCTATATTGGAATAGCTGAAAAGAAAAATAAAAAATTTAAATCTTTTAAGATTGAGTTTGAAAGAGCATTTCAAAAAATATGTAGAAACATTCATTGGAAAAGAATTGTCAAAAAAACCAAATACGAAGTAGAAATAATGTTAGATGAACTAACATGGGAAGAAGCTTGTAAAAAAGAAACAGAATTTATTCATCTATATGGTAGAAAAGATTTAGGATTAGGTCCGTTAGTTAATATGACCGATGGTGGAGATGGTTCTCCTGGTCATATAAGAACAGCCGAGGCCATAGCCAAATCAGTTGCAAATACAGATTATTCAAAAATACATACACCAGAAATACATGCGAAGAGAGCAGCCACAACCGATTTTTCTTATTTAAGTGATCCAGAATTAATAGCTAAAAGAGTAGCAAATACAAATTATAAGGATCCTGCTAGAATTGAAAAATTAAGAAAGAGCGTTCTTAATAAAAATCATCCTTGGAGAACTAAAAAAGGTCGTAAAAAATGTAATGAAAATCACAAAAAACCAATAATTCAATATAATAGAAAAGGTGAATTTGTTAAAGAATGGAAATCTGCAAAAGATGCTTCAATAAAACTTAAAATAGGAAATCAAAGTATAGGATTATGTTGTAGAGGTAAGGCCAAAACAGCATATGGTTATATTTGGAAATTTAAATAAATTATATGCCAATCACAACTTCAACCACTACAACTACCGCAACCTCAAAAACAGGAATAATATTCCTTATTTTACTTGGAATAGGAGTAATAATAGCTTTATTCGTTTGGTTTAAAAAACCAACAGTATCAAAAACAGATGCACAAATTAATGCAAAATTTGATAGTCTCGCAAAAGTAGATCAGGCTAAACTTGATAGCTTATCTAGCTATTATAGTAAAAAAATTGATAGTCTGAATCATAAAATAGATTCAGCTTACGATCAAATATCAGACAACAATACAAAAATAAATAATCTTGAAAAATCTTATCAAAAGCAAACTCACGTTATTGATAGTTATGATGCTGATCAGCTTCAGCACCTTCTCTCAAACTATTAAAAAGGATTCTGTAACTATATCAGTAGCACAGGCAAAAAAGATTGCCAAGGATCTTGCATATCTCCCGGTAGTTATCCAGGAAGATAGTCTATTAAAAATAGATACTGCAAGATTTGGATTTATTATCGCTCAAAAAGATTCAATAATCCAGGTAAAAGCCCAAGAAATAAATTTACTTGATACTGTCGTATCAAATCAAAAAGTTCAAATAGAACTTAACGCAAAAGAAAAGAAAATAGATGCATCCCAAGTAAAATGGCTAAAAGTGGAGCGAGTTGGTCTTGCTATTTTAGTAATTTTTGTTTGCGGATATGCTATAGGAAAACCATAATATGTCTGAAAAGAAAATTAATCCGATACAATCAATTATCGATGTACAAACTAAGTTATGTAAGGACGATCCCATATATTTCATGAAGAAATTCGTGAATATTCAGGCCGATGAGGGACGTATTTTATTTGAATTATTCGATTTCCAACAAATACTTTTATTAAATTTTAAGGATCCAAATAAAAAAAGAATATCCATTGTTAAATCAAGACAAATGGGTATTACTACAATTTGTGCTGCTTATTCTCTGTGGCTTATTTTATTTCATTCAGATAGAAAAGTAGTATCTCTGGCACCTACCCAGGATAAAGCAAAACTTATTGTCGATAAGATCATATTCGCCTATGATAATTTACCATCCTGGTTAAAAAAAGGTGAAAGAGAATATACTGAAAAACAAAAATTATCTCTCACATTAAAAAATGGTTCCGGAGTAAAGGCTGCATCAGGAGATTCAGATTCAGCCAGAGGATTTACCGCGCATCTTCTTATTATAGATGAAGCTGCATTTATCAAAGATGCTGATGTTCTATGGGCATCTGCACAACAAACACTTGCAGCAACAAACGGAGATGCAATTGTTCTTAGTACACCAAATGGTGTAAGTAATTGGTTTTATAAAAATCATAATGCCGCAACTCATATCAAACAGGAAGACAGAAAACTTACAGATTTTGTTGCATTTAAAATACCATGGTATAAAAATAAAAGAAGAGATCAGGCCTGGAGAGATCAGCAAACCAAAGAACTTGGAGAAAGAATGGCTGCTCAGGAGTGTGATTGTGAATTTAGTACATCAGGTGCTACAGTTATTCCCCCGAAAATTATTGAATGGTATGAAAAAGAATCAGGATGGATCAAACATCCCATGAGAATGTCGGGAATTTTTAATGAATTCTGGGTATGGGAAGAACCTGTAGCTGGAAGAAATTATGTGGGAGTCGCGGATATTGCTCGTGGAGATGGCTCTGGAGATTATTCTACTCTTCATATTTTTGATATTGAAAAAAATGAACAGATTGCTGAGTATAAAGGTCAAGTAGATACCAAAGATTTTGCCAGATTTCTGATTAGTAAAGGTTATGAGTATAATGAAATGCTTATCGTTATTGAAAGAGAAAGTATCGGATGGGCAGTTGTTAAAGATGTGCTCGAATCTGCTTATCCAAACCTATATTATTCTCCTAAAGAAGGAATGGTAATGGATGCAGAAACATATCTTCAGCGCAATTATAATAATGATCGGAGCAAAATGACTCCGGGGTTTTCTACGAATGTTAAATTCAGACCCCTGGTCATAAATTCATTCAGAACAGCCATTGAAAACAAAAGAATCATCATCCATTCCATGAGAACAATTGATGAATGGAGAACTTTCATTTACAATGATGTCAATAAGGCAACAGCCGCAAAAGGATTTAATGATGATCTTATTATACCTATAGGTATATAT